CCGAACACAATCAATCTGCCGGCCATGTGCCGGCTTTTTATTGCCTGCAAAGCGGGCCGACCAAACCCAAGGGGTGCATCAACGTGGCAGAAGAAAACGAAATCGACCTGGAAAACCCGGCAATCAAGGCCGCTATCGCGACTGCCGTTGAAGCATCCGTTTCCGGCTTGAAAACCAAGAACTCGGAACTGCTGGGCAAGCTGAAGGAAACCTCCGGCAAGCTGACTCAGTTCGAAACCCAGTTTGAAGGCATCGATATCGACGCCGTCAAAGGTCTGCTCAGTCGGGCGGGCCAGGACGAAGAAACCAAGCTGCTGACCGAGGGCAAGGTGGACGAGGTATTCAATAAGCGCACCGAGCGCCTGCGTGGCGAGCACGACAAGCAGATGAAGACGCTCGCTGGTCGCGCTGAGAAGGCTGAAGCCTTCGCCGCCAAGTTCCAGGGCAAAGTCCTGGGCGACTCGGTGCGCGGTGCAGCGCTGAAAGCCGGTGCATTGCCGGAAGCAACCGACGACATCATCTTGCGCGCCAAGGGCGTGTTCTCACTGAACGAAGAGGGCGAATCGGTCGCTGTTGACGAGAATGGCCAGACCATCCTCGGCAAAGACGGCAAGACCCCTCTGACTCCGCTCGAATGGGCCGAGTCTCTGCGCGAAAGCGCACCCCACCTGTGGCCAAGGGCTTCAGGTACACATGCCCCGGGCGGGGGCGGCGGCCAGGCTGCATCCAAGCGCTCCGAAATGACCTCCGAGCAGAAGCGCGATTTCCAGCGCAAGCACGGCCAAACCGCATATCTCGCATTGCCCAAGTAAGGGGAAAGACCCATGGCTACAACTGTCAACAGCGACCTGATCATCTACAACGATGAGGCGCAAACTGCTTACCTGGAGCGCATCCAGGATAACCTGGACGTGTTCAACGCCTCGTCCAACGGCGCGATCGTCCTCGACAACGAACTGATTCAGGGAGACTTCCGCAAGCGCGCTTTCTACAAGCTCGGTGGCGGCCTGGAACACCGTGACGTCAACTCCGACGGCAAGGTGACTGCAAAGAAAATCGGCGCTGGCGAAGCGGTAGGCGTCAAGGCCCCGTGGAAATACGGCCCGTACCAAACCACCGAAGAGGCGTTCAAGCGTCGCGGTCGTGCGGTAGACGAGTTCTCCCAGATCATCGGCGCCGATGTGGCTGATGCGACCATTGAAGGCTTTATCGAGTACGCCACAGGCGCGCTCAAGGCTGCCATCGGTTCGAACGCCGCAATGGTGGTATCCGCCAACATCGAAACCGACGGCAAGAAGACCCTGACCCGTGGCATGCGCAAATTCGGCGACAAGTTTGGCCGCATTGCGCTGTGGGTTATGCACTCGTCTGCCTATTTCGACATCGTTGATGAGGCGATTGCGAACAAGGTCTACGAAGAAGCTGGCGTCGTGATCTACGGCGGCCTGCCTGGCACCCTCGGCAAGCCGGTACTGGTGACCGACAAGGCGCCGGTGGACGCGATCTTCGGCCTGCTGCCGAATGCCGTAGTCATCACCGAGTCCCAGGCCCCGGGTTTCCGTTCGTACGACGTGAACGACGAAGAGAACCTGGCTATCGGCTACCGCGCCGAGGGCACCGTCAATATCGACGTGCTGGGTTACAGCTGGAAGGAAACCACTGGTGGTTCCAACCCAACCCTGGCTGCCGTCGGCTCTGCTGCGAACTGGGTCAAGCACTCGGACAGCAACAAGGTCACCGCCGGCGTGATGATCAGCCTCACCACCACCCCACCAGCCGGCGGCTGATAACCCCCCCCCAGGAAGCGGCCAGCGATGGCCGCTACGGAGATTCCTATGGAACTCGTTTACACGAACCAGCTTGACGGCTTTGAGCCAGGCAAGCGTTACCGCGTCCCAGGCCTGTTTCGCAACGTTGAGCGCGATGCCGTCGCGGTCACGGTGGTCGGCGACTATCCTGAAATCGTTTCTGCCTACGATTCAGTGGGTGTTGACGTGAAGGTGGTAGAGGCCCCGACTAGTGGTGAGATCACCGGCAGGCAAGATCCAGGCTTCAGCCATTTAGTCGACAAGAACGAGCAGTTGCAGGCGGAAAGCAATGCACTGCGCACCTTGATCGAAGCCGCTGAGGGCGAGAAGCCGCTGGAGCACCCCGAGGCCGGTGAACTGCCAATCCGCCTGTTCGACGCGCTGCTGTCCATCCACAACTCTGTTGTCGACGTGACCACTGAGCGTGACGGCCTGCGCACCAAGGTTGATACGTTGCGCGACGAGGTCGAAGCGTTGAAGAAGGCTGCTGTCCCGCCGACTGCTGACGAGGCTGGCGAAATCGCCGCACTGAAAGCGAAGCTGGACGAAGCCAAGGTTTCTTACCGCGCCAATGCCTCGAAAGACTCCCTGGAAAAGCTCGTAGCTGAGCTGCCCAAGACGTGATAATGCTGGCTGCCGGTTATCCGGCGGCCAATCTTCAAACCATTCCAGCGAGTTGACGCATGACACTCATCATCGAGGACGGTACCGGCAAGCCTGACGCCGAAAGCTACGCAAGCGCTGAAGACCTTGCCCGGTATGCCGTGAAATTCGGTACGGTCATCCCTGCAGGCGTCCCGGAGCAGGAAGCGTTGCTGCGCCGGGCCGCCTTGGTGATGGATGGTATGACCTGGAAAGGGCGTAAGACCAGCAGCGAGCAGGCCTTGTCCTGGCCTCGCCGGGAAGTGCTGCTGGATCAGGAGATCAAGCCGAACAACTACCTTCCCGCACGGATCCAGTACGGGCAGATGGCTCTGGCTGCCGAGATTCATCAGGACGACATCGACCCAGTCGACAAGCGCAAAGGCGCGGTAACGCTGGAGCGCGTTGAAGGCGCGGTAACTCGCGAGTACGCGACTATCCCAAACACCAGCGGCCGACTATTGCCAGCGGCGCCTGATCGGCCGAGCGCGACGCAGTTTGCCGACTACCTACAAAAGCGCGGGCTGTTCGCAATCCGCGCATAGCTGCAACGGAGACCACCATGGCCACCTTCTACGACGAAATGGCCGTGATGGCTCTGGATATGATCACAGAGTTCGGCCAGCCTGTGACCATCAGCAAGACAGAGCCTGGCGAGTACGATCCGGAGACGGGCGGCGAAGCGCAAGGCGCTACTGTCGAACAAATCGCCCAGGGCATCCTGCTCGACTTCACCGGCCAAGAATTCCAGAACAACAGCCTCATCAAGCAAGGCGACAAGAAGCTCAAGATCGCTGCGCAGGGCTTGGCCTGGGTGCCTGGCCTGCTCGACAAGGTGGTCGCCCAAGGCCGCACCTGGTCAATCGTCCCGCCACTGAAAGAGGTCAACCCGGCCGGCACGCCGATTCTGTATGAGCTGCAGGTACGGTCGTGAGTCGGGCAGGCGCCGGACAATCCGGAAGCTTCGCCCTGAGCCTGGCCGAGTTCGCCGCTCAGACGGGTGAAGCCATCGACGCCAGCGTGCGCGAGATCATCATAGAGGTCGGCAGCAGCCTGATTCGCATGTCTCCAGTGGGTAACCCGGAGATCTGGGCGCAGAACGCAGTGGCCACCCAGTACAACAAGGCCGTCGACGATCACAACAGCGCACTGCGCAGCGACCCGGAGAACCTCACGAAGGGCGGGCGGCTGAAGAAGGGCCGCAAACTCAACGACGGCATGGACCTCAAGGCGCCAGAGGGCTACGTCGGTGGCCGGTTCCGTGCGAACTGGCACATATCGCTGGGCGTAGTCGAGAGTGTCACCTTCGACGAGGTAGACCCGAGCGGCGCCGAAACCACTGCCGCACTGGTGGCCGCAATGGGCGACTTCACCGCCGGCCAGATGGCCTACATCATCAACAACTTGCCTTACGCGATCCCGCTGGAGTTCGGCCATTCCACACAGGCCCCCGGCGGTATGGTCCGGGTCACCGTGGCTCGCTTTCAGCAGATCGTGCTGGAGGCCATTAGGAATAACCAGGTATGAAGTTCGAAGACGTGCCGGTTCGCCCGGTGATGCGCTACACGCTTTGCGAGTGCGGCGGAAGGCTGGTGCAAGTCGAAAACTCCCCGGTACTGCTGTCGTTTCCAGCGCAGTACCTGCACCAGTGTGCCCTCTGCGGTCGACAGCAAAGCTTGCGCGGCGTATCGCCTGCGCTTGTGTACGAGGTGGCCTGATGTCGCACGCAATCATCGCTTCGATCTACGAGGCCAAACTCATCGCCTGGAACGCTGCCAGGTCGGAGAAGCTTAAGATCGTTTTCGAGAACACAGCCTACACGCCGGCGGAGGGCGAGACTTACCTTCGAGCTTTCACCATCCCCGGCGATACCGCAAGCAACACGCTCGGCGGCGATCACCGGCTGTACACAGGCGTGTTTCAAGTCAGCATCATCGCGCCGGCGGGGACCGGCAAGACCAAGACCAACCCTATTGCTGCCGAGATCATCGCCCTATTCCCGCTGTACGTTCGCGATGTGAAGAATGGCTTCGTTGTCACACCGATGACTCCCGTAGATGTCGGCCCAGGCATTACTGGCGATTCAGCCTATACGGTACCTCTGTCGTTCTCTTACCGGTCCGACACCACGCCATAACCCGCCCGTTGGGCAAATCCTGACCCGCCATTGAGCGGGTTTTGTCATTTCTGCAAAGAGGAAAACCCATGTCTGTTTACTTCCCCAACGGGGCAACACTGGCGATCTCTACCGGCTTTGCCGCTGCGAAGGTGATCACCAGCATCACGAATGCAAACCCAGGCGTCGCCACCGCGCTTGCCAACGGTTTTGCCAATGGCGATATCTTGCTCGTCACATCCGGCTGGGAAGATATCAACGAGCGTGCCGTGCGTGTTGCCGCTGCTGCTGCCGGCGCTTTCACCCTGGAAGG